ATATTTCCTACACTAAGTTTCTGAGTAGCTGATACCCACGCATAGAATAGAAAGTCATCTTTAGAACAAAAAAGAAAATCCTTTAATATAGAAGCCTTGGTTAATACAGTTTTCCCATGTCCACGAGGAATGATAATAGCAACCTGTTTTGTTTCTTTATCATCAATTACATCAGCGATCTCATAATGAAAGAAAGGAGTATCACTACGCATGAAGTCATCAGCCAAAAACAACTTACCAAATGCAATCAGGTCTTTACTGGCAAGCCTTAAAGCTTCTTCTGCTTTATCTACATTCTGACTGTTTATATTCAATCTTCTGTCATCCTATCAGGTACTTCTAGTCCCTCTATAATAGCCATCATTCTTTTTAAGTAATTAACTTGCCTAGATGACAGTGAATACAGATTATATGGTAACGACTTCTTATATTTCTTTAGATCAGATATTGCAACATCCAGTGGTAATTCTATTTTACTTGGTACCGTGGGGTCTCTCCAGTCACTTTCGTTCATTTAATTCTCCCAACATTTAATTCCATCTTTGGTTAATTCAGTTGTTACCCATCCCGTTCTTATTATCGGATACATAGAATAACGAGCATAATTAGCATATCTTAGGAATGAACCACCCCTGACATACCATCTTCTCCTAAGAGATTCTTCACCATCCACTATCTTTATTGAGTCAACTGGTTTAGCATACAACTGATGATTATGTCCTAATATGAACACATCACCATCTGAATATACTGATGATAACTTATCCAGCTCAAGGTCACCATTCTTTGCACCACTCTTGCCATGACCTGAAACTATATTCCATATAGAACCTGCGATATCAACTGATGTATAACCGGGATATTGAAAGTATGGAACATTTAATTCAGCGGCTAGAGTCTTACATACATCGAAATCCAATATAGTATAACTTCTAAGGAAATCATGGTTACCACCTCGTATGAATAGACATTTATCTTTTATTGGTTCAACAAGCTTTAAAAATGCAAGATACTGTTCATCTGGTGGAATGTTCTGACCTCTTTGATTGATTGCCTTGTATCCCGGTGGTATTAGTTCCAGTAAATCTCCATTACCAAACCATCTTGCGTTTCTGTCTCTTTTTATTATTGAAACAGCTTCCTTAAACTTCTTTAAGTCAAACTCAACAGCTCCAACATGAACGTCAGTTAAACAGTGGATACGAAGCTTTTCTTTTGATTTTACAGCTAATATTTCACCGGGTTTTACTGATGGATATTCATCAGGTATTACCGATTCAAGTGAAACTGAGAAGTTTTTTGAACAAGAATTGCATTTAAACTTCTGATTCGTTTTACTCTTATTGAACTTTTTACCATCCTTTTTAACATACATGCTAGTACAATGTGGACAAACCATTATTCTGACTCCCCATCTGATATTTGTTTCTGATCTCTTGTAGCTCCCTCTAATTCATCTGGTGAGAAGCCTTGGAAAACACCAAGTAAACCTACCTCTCTTTGTTTTACTGTGGCTCCCGAAGTACCCACTATCTTACCTAATTCCTTTGTAGATTGTAATATTATATTATCATCTTCACTATAATCAGCTAATCCCTTCAGTTTACCTAGTATGTATTCATGGTCAATACCAAGACCCTTGGCTACATCTAGAACTGATTTTTCTATTTCTTTCATTACTCTCTCCTGTTTTAGTAGTATTGTTGCTTTTTTCCTAGCCTTATTATCAGATAATTCTGTGTATGCGTTCTTATATGCTTCCACTGCACCCATACCTACAACTATATTTGTAGCAAATTCTCTTTCTTTCTTGGTTACTTTTTTCCTGTCAATTACCCTTTTATTAGTATCTTTTATCTTTTTACTGAATGTATATCTATTTGGGTGTGAACTGAAGTCGGTATCCATCTTAACATTTGGTCTATTAAGAAAGCTTCCTACAACAGTTCTTACCCAACCATTTGCATATTTATAATTCTTTCTGTCTCCGGGGTGTTTTACGTCTTTACTGACTTTTAATAATTGAATAATTCTATTATCATCACTTAACACCCAGTCACCTTCATCAGCCTTACGCCAGTCAAATACTACATTTGTGCCGGGGTTGTGAAATAAAAATTCTTCTAACCCATCATAAACACAATGGGTTTTATTTTTAATGGATTTCTTTTCCAAATCTTAGTTCGTTGACTTGACTCGCTAAATTATCAATTAAATCATTTACTTCTTGTGGGATCATATACATATTACCGTCTATTTCAATCGGACTATAATCGTGAGATAAGTTCTCTAGTACAAATTCCTGTTGATCTCTTGGTAATCCCGATAATTCTTTTATTTCATCAGCCATAATAGAACATAAACTATATTTTTTTAATACTCAACACTTACATAAGCCATTGGGGTTACACTTGCTATCCATTCTGGATTAAAATTTGCTTCAGCAACATACTCACCCCATATTTTTTTACCACCTTCTATTCTTATTGGCTGCACCCCAGACCAGATTATACTGTCATCCAACATGCAGTAAGCATGGAAATAAGCATCATATTCACCCTCATCTACTGAATAAATAAAGTAAGTAAACACCGGTCTCCAAGTATTTGCATTGCTTGATTGTTCTGGTTCAGCATAGAAATACAAAGGAACCTTACTGTCGGAATCAATTATACGATGTTCGATTGTCATATAATCATCACCACACCCAATAAGCATTAATAGTAATAGTAATAATCTCACTTCTTCTTCTTACGCCAGCTCAGAGGATTCATGTTAAATTCCTTCTGATACCATTTCAATTGTTCTTCCATGATTACCATTCTTTCATCTTCAGCTTCAATATGTTTTGCTACCAATTCCTGTATTTCATCACTTGCTTCTGACATACTACGCTCAAGTTCTTGTATTCGCCACTCAACCTGTAAATATCCATATACAGTTGCCGCAATCAATACACACACCTGAGCAAGCCACTTAATATTTAACGATATAACAGCATTATCATCAATGATTGCAGTCTTCATTGATCTAGCGGTTTCGTGACCATTATCACTTCTATTCATCAGACATAGACAATTTGTATATCGCTATCCATAGAAGTATCGCACATATCGTATAAAAAGCCAACGGTGAAACATGTCGTATCGGCATTATAATGAACGTCCCCACCAACCATGCAAGTATCAGTCTCGGTATTACTTTTTCTTGTTTCATTTTTGTAATTCGGATTCATTTTTTTTAAACCTCTCAGTTATATTTCCACTCCCTACCACCCTATAAGGTAAGTCTAAAACAAAATTGTATCAAACTATTAATTGCCCAAGTCCTTTTAGAGAAAAAATTATATGATTTTGATATACAACCTTTTACAGGTGGGTATCCCTTTGAAATAGGATTTCGGATTTTCGATTTACGTTGTTTTTGATTTTTTGATGTTCTGTTTAACGTTAACTAACAAGGAGTTCATATGAGCAAATGGTTAGAGCGCGCTTATGACGGAGTAGTCGTTGCTACGAACATAGGCCTTAAGGTAACAAACTTAAGGAACCCGTTCAACCCTGGGCAACAAGCTCAGAAGGTAGGTAATGCTTACAATCGAATGAATACTAATCTTCAAATTAGTAATGCTATCGAAGCAGGCAATACCGAGATGGTTAATGCAATAGCATCGGCTGAGACTGGCATACCAGCAGCTAATATCACTGTGGTTCAAGCAGATGATGGAGCTGGTGCCTCATTAGAGTCTAAACCTCAGGTGATATCACTATCGCCGGAGAGTGTGGCTTTGATTGCCAAGGAGACCGGAAAGGTAACGGCAAGGTTAATTAAGCCGAAGCCCAGAGGGCGTCCTAAGTCAAATAAGCGTACCTAAGAGAAACAAGGCACGGCCCCTAACGGGGCCGCGCCGCCTTTTTTTTTAGTGAGTCTTTGATGTTTATTGTTAGTACTGCTGCAGTAGTGCATACACAATACACATTGGTTTAGTATACCAGTGGATTGGTGTCCATAAAGTATATTAAATCAACACCGAGTGCCTGTACTTTGAACAGGAACCAC